AAGCAGAATCAATCCTACAACGCGGGCTAAACATGGCGTGTGAATTGGCGAGGTTCCCTGTCCAAGCATTTGTGGTTGATGCAGTTCTAAAGCAGTTATTGTTGTCGAAGTACACCATGTTGTAGTAGGCATGGTAGAAAGTCTGTTGTTTGTTGTCGTCACCAGTGAGTTGACCAAGTTCAAAGTCGGTAATGCGAATGTCGCTTGCGTAGACATTTGATGTACCAGAAGTATCAAGACCAATACCAGCCTTTGTTGCATTGGTATTATCAATACCAAAACTTTCAAGTTTTATTCTTGTGAGGTTGGATGTTGTTGCTACAGATACGCAATTACCCGAACCCGCTACAGTTGCATCACAAGTAATGAGTGAGGAGTACATTCCTGCGCCACGCATACGGAAGTCCGAGCGCGTGATAGATACAGGGCCAGCATACGTTTCATCTTTTAGGATAATGTCGTTTCTGCCGTCAGTGATAGCTCCTTGAATAGATGTGTATTCACAGCCGTTGGCACAGACGGTTGTTGTGGTGGAAACTGTCCAATTGTTTATCGTGAGACGTGTTGTCGATGCATTAACTACAGTGAGTCGATCACTCGCTGCTGTGTAAGTGAAGCCAGAGTCCCCACCGATGAGGGCTGGATAGGCACCCGTTGAAGTAAATACTGCTACTTGCTCATTTGCTTCTACGGTCGATGTGGCAACGGTTCCCACACCAGAACCAGAAGTTGAGTTATCGTCTGAACAAGAAAGATTCCCAGAAGCGTCTACGGTCAAAGCACCTCCGTTTGCATTGGCTGAACAGTCGTATGCTCCGAGATCAATTGATCCATCAGAGCCAATAACTTGAAAAGCATCTGCTACTCCATTGGATTGAACAATGAAATCTACATCAGTTCCCGATGATCCGACTTGGAAATAGTCTTGCACGGCCTCTACTGCATCCCAGATGTTTACCGCACCAGCCGTTAGGGTGATTTGATCGTTTGAAAAGGTAAATGTGGTGTCCGTGTCTCCCTCCCTTTCAATGACGGATTCTACAGAGACGTTTGTTCCTGCAAGTCCGAGTTTGTTTGCTCCTGCGCGAAAGACACCAGTATCAGGATCAGAAGTGAAAGATAAAGCAGGGTTACTTGTGTCACCATCAGCCAAAAACAGGCGTGACGAAACGGAGACATCGGTTGTCGAAGCATTTGAAATGGTTAGCTTATTGAGTAGTGAGTCGTATGCAAACGTTGATTCACCACCAGAAAGTAGGGCGGGTGTCGCTCCTGTGGTTGTCCAAAATGGGATATATGTTGCAGTTTCTGACGATGATGTTGATACAGTACCCGATCCTCCACCTCCTGATGCAGAGATAACAATGGTGTTGGAATTAGACGTGGTGGAGAATGAAATGTTTGTACCAGCAGATATTTCGTTAAAACGCAGTATTCCAGCTGATTCGGAGTCGAATATATTTACACCATTACCCAAAGACGCACCGCCCGTGATGTCTCCTGCGCCTGCGGCTGCACAGTCACCTATTTCCCAAGTAAACGGAGAGTCGTCCAGCACTGTTAAACATTTCCCAATGTCTCCCGCTGTTGCGGTTCCAACCCCTGTACCTCCTTGACTCGCCTTTAATACAGAAAGCGCACCCAATTGTGGTTGGACATAGTTATCATAGGTATATGAACCCCATACCCCGAGATTCGCCAATACAAGTATGCCTATAAGGAGTGCGTGCATTGTTTTTATTATATCAAACTACCTCCAATATGTGACTGAAATAATCGTATCTACTTCTGGTACAAAACCAACCAAAGTAACCGTGTTACCCGAAACCGTATATTGAGATGTCATGTCTAGAGTTTGACCCTGATAGCGAATGATACATGCGTTGCCCCCCGCGCCGATACCACCAGAGAGAACAACGCTTGTTGCCACACCGTCCATAGTGAATTGTTCGTGTACAGGCCAGCTTGCGAGGGGGAGTGAAGCACCAGCACCACCAAGCGCACCAACCGATCGGCCGATTTTCTTTAATTCCTCAGTTAATCCTTTGATTGCGTCAATAGAGAGTCTTTCATCACCTTGTAACAGTTCCAGTGAGTCGCGTATTCTTTCCCCGTGTTTAGGTAAATCGTTTTCTAATTCGTCCAGTGATGGGATTTTCTCTAAAAGCATGTCGTATACAGACATTGCTATTTCTTCTTGGTCTACCTCGTCTGCGTCCTTACCATCTTTTGGTACTTTTATCGACTCCACCTTACTTCTTATCAATTCAGCAAATGCTTTTTGTTTGTCTGACAAATCAAGTAGCGTTTCTTTTTGAATTTGTTTTAGTTTCTTTTCCTCATCATTCAGCCTGTCTTTTTCTTTTTCTATCTTGTCCATCGCCTCGACCAGCTTTTCAGCTACCAGCGCAGACATTTTGTTTAGTTCTTCCCTGTCCTCTCCGCGCTTCTCGTCCAGAAACTTCATTATCTTTTTGAAGGCATCAAGAAAATCCTCAACACTCACGGTATCATTAAGGAACTTGTATACCCCCTCTAGATTTTGAAGTTTTTTAGGCATTGTTATTCTCCCTTAAACTTTCCCTTATTATACAGCCGAGTGATGTCTATTTTACCTCTTAGTATGTCTTCGGCCATGTCTGCAAGCTTTTGTGCCTTGTCATCCATGTTTGCTCCGAGCTTTTCGAGTATTTGCTCTGCTCCCTTCAGTAGCCACTCCGGCGCCTCAATCTTGTTTCGTATGTTGTCTATGTAAGCCGTGAGAGCGCGTGTGTCGTCTGGTAGAATTTTAGATATTACCTTACCAGCAACACGTTTCGCGGTGCCAGCACCCATACTGGGATCGAGAAAAACAGTACCCTCTGGTATTGGTGTGTCGTCTGGTAGAGGATTACCCGACTCATCCTTATAAGAGAAATTGAGTGGCACCATCATGCTCTCTTTCGCTTCACCAACTGTTTTGGGTCTAAAATTAGACATAAACTCCTTTAAAGTGTTTCGAGCTTCACCAAAGGTCGATGTTATGGTAGATTCGGGGGATGATAGCGATTGCGATTGGAGTGCTTGTTGGGGTTGCTCTGGTGTGGATGTCTGGCTTGGAATAATATCCGGCACAGCGTTAGCTCCGAGAGTCTGTAGGCCTTGTTGTAGTCCGGGCGCATTTGGTAGTCTTTGGCCTACAGCAGTAGCGGCGTTCATAAGTCTCGATTGTATTTGTGGGGCTTCCAGTGCTCTCTTTGTGAGACCGGCAGTTAGACCAGTGATAGGCTCCCCAGCTCCGATACCTCCAGCTGCGAGTATAGAATCAGAAAGGCCGATCATGTTATTGCGGTTGTTGCGAAAGATCGTTCTCTCCAGTGTGTCGATATATCGAATATACTTCTGCTGTTGTTTTATTAACGCATCCAATGGCTTTGATGCTTTACCAATCTCAGCACGTGCTGCGCCGGCAATGGTTTTAAGCATGTCTTTTGGTACAGGTAGTGTGTCTTTTGCGTACGCCGTGTCTCCGAGTACACGATAGATATTTTTCACAAACTTATGTGCATCCGGTAGTGCAATTTTATCTCCCTTTGATAGAAGAAACTTTTTGTACTCGTTGATCTGCTCCACGCCCTTCTGGCCGAATACGTCTTTGTTTCTCTCGGCCAACCTATCTACAGAGCGAACAAGTTTAACAGTATCAATGTAGGTATTTTTGTTTCTCTGCACGGCTTCGTTGATTTGCTTTTCGAGTCCCGCAAGCTTCTCTGCCGACTTTTCAACAATTCTTTCACGCGAGCCAGTCAGACCATCTTTGACAAACTGACTAGCAAGATTTGGTGCCTTTCCAGCGGCTTCGCGAGCGCGCTCCTTCGGTGTTTGTTTGAGAATCTTCTGTGCGAAATACTCTGACGTTTCTCCGCTCTTTAAATTACCGAGTCCCTTTGCTATTGCTCCCAACACACCACCAACCACACCACCAGTAACGGCTCCTGTGATTGCTCCTGTACCAACTCCTAGTTCCTTGTCCTTTAGACCCTGTGCTGCACCAAACGCAGTGCCTTGAATAGCTCCGTACTTTGCGCCCTGTACGAATCCGCTACCAGCTTTGAACGAACCCCCAGCAAGGTTTAGTCCAGTCAACGCAGCAGACCCAAGTACTTGTCTGTTAGAAAGTCCAGCGGTACCGATGTCTCCTATGTCTTTTGCACCCTGCCGTAAGACCAGATTTTGCTGTTGTAGGGCTTTTTCGAGCCTAGAGGTATCTTTACCCATCGCCTTGTTCTTTTTAATCGTTTGGAACAATGTGTCTGCTATACCCATTCCTCGATTCTGTGCTTCTTCGAGTCCTTTTGTTGAACCAGAAAGATTGGCAAGTGTCGTTCCTATCCCCTTACCGAACTCCTCCATGCCCAAAAAGTTAGCAGCCCCACGGATAAGGCCTTTTTTCTTGGTATCACCCGATGCAATTTGCTCTGGTGTGAATCCCTGTTGACGCAATCGCTTGTATTCGTTTATGTCCATATTATTCTCCAAATAGGAACGACCAAATGCCACTAGACGACTTCTGTGGTGTTGTGTTGCTTTGTCCTGTTAGCTCTATGCCAGCAGCCTGTGCTTCCTGAATATATTGGCTATCGGGCTGAGCAGAAACCGCAATGCCAAACGATCCCAGTTGCCCAAGTATTGTGTCCTCTTCACTGATACCGTTCCGTTCAGCTTTATCAATTTGAGAACCTATATATGGATCACTCTTCAGGGCATTGACTTTTGTTTTGTATATTTCAACAACGGCATTGGCCATCTCTTGTCGCAGCTCTGGTGACAGTTGTTCGCCACTTTCAAGTTTTTTAATTTTAGTTTTTAGGCTGTTAACAAAAGATTGAGCACCTTGAATCAACTTAACGTCTTGATCTCGTGTGACGGCACCCTCATCGATTACCTTTTGGAACTGATTAATGGCTGCAATGTCTCCAGTTCCAGTCTGCTGACTCAGAGAGGCCAAAACAGAATTAGTGAATCCCATTGCTGAACTTACTGCTTTATATGAGAAATTATTTGATACACCTGTGTTGATTTGGTCTATTGTTTTGTTTTGTGCTGGAGTGTACTTATTACCTCCCGCACCTCCTCCAGCACCTCCCAAGTTCTTCACAACCTCACCAGTCTGTTTGTTTATAAGCACAGCGTTTCCGTTATCCAACTGAACAACCTGTGTCTCTACTTCTGGCTTAAATATTCCGGCCTGACTTGCAATAGCTAGAGCTTGTTCTGGTGTCTTGGCGTTTTGGATAGCTTGCAGTGTGGTGTTGTCAGCCTGAGCCTTAGCAGCCTCTAGATATACCTTATATATATCGCTCTTATTTGCCTTCTGTTCAGCAACCTGTTGTTCGTATTGACGGAGAGCGATAGTTAGGGCATCGGCCTTTTTCTGATCTTCCTTGTCCATTAAGTCTCGATTCCTGTTCAAGGCGAACTCGTAGTATTTCGTTTTAGCTTCGATTTGTGAAAACTCACTATCAAGTGCACGTTTTATATTATCCTGCGCGAGAGCGATATTCCCTTGTAGGGCCTGAGAGGCCGCAGCGAGTCCATATGTTTGTACGGCTTTTTGACGTTCAATGGCCGCTTGTTCTCCGGTGATGGCAAACGTAGGAGCAAGACGGTTTTCAGCGTTCTGGGTAGCAGCAAAAGCAGACGAGTTGATCGCTCTTATCTGATTGTTGATCTCATTTAACTGTTGGCCGAGTTGTGGGAGTCCGGCTTGTTGTTCGAGTTCTGCTTTTCGTGCGCCCTGATTTCCACTAGCGAGAATCATCTGCTCTAGTTGGCCGGAGAGCGTTTGGTCTTGCTGGGCGAGTTTCTGTTGTTCGGGGGTTTGCTGATTTTGCAATTTCATCGCATCTGCAAGTAGTGTGGTGAGGTCTGGTTGCTGTTCAACGGGTGCAGGGGGAATATTCATCACTTGCTGTGACTGATTGAGCGTATTTGCTGGGATGGTCGATGTGTTGGTCTGTGCTGGTTGTGGTGCTGGGGCAGCTTGGAGTTTACCCAAAAGAGCCACGTTCTGGTCATAGGTGCCGGAATAGGTAGAAGCAGACCCAAGGCCCTGTGCTTCGTAGGTTTTGGCGCGTTCTTGTATGGAGGGTAGTTTTCCTCCGTAAAATTCGTATAGAGTAGAAGCCATTGTATTGATAAATTATAGCATTTTACATAATCATTCCGTTCTGGGCGATGAAGCCTCCGTAGTTCAGTTCTAGTGCGTAATAGGCTCTCTGTGCGGGATTGGGCGCAGTTCCGTTCGCATCAGATTCAACAATCATCATTCCCGTATCAAACCCCCAGTGTGGTTTGTAGGACATAAGACCAACGTGCTCTACACCGCCTCCCCACGTTCCAGTATTTGACATTAAGTCTGTTTGTGCGTCTTCCGTGTAGGTGTTTTGTGTTCTAAGTGAACCAAAGAAATCGAGCGTCATTCCTCTTTCTGCGGTAATAGCAAAAATCTTCTTAAACTCCACCGTATCTGTGTTTGTGGAGTCTTCTAGGTTATATGTGGTTCCTATCGGGTTAGATTGCTCTATGTTAATAAATGAAACAGCACCAGTTCTAAATACAGTTGGCGTTCCTCCTGCCCACGTTACGTCTACCGAGTTCGAACCTCCAGACGGGCCAACTAAATATCCCAACCACACGTTGAGTGGGCCTATTGTTGCCGTGTATTGCTGTGTTAATGATACGGAATTATATGTAACTCCACTCACGGTGATGCCCAAACCATCAGTAATAACCCAAACAAATAAAATACCGGCATTGGTACACGTATGGTTAAAGGGATCAGTACCCGTTCCAGCTCCCGACCCATCACTTTGTGTAAAAGCGTCTAGTTCAATTCCCGCCGTACCAGTAGTATAGATTCCAAGAGGATTGGTAAATGGTTCAGTGAGACCTGAACCCAAGTTATAAAGCTGTAAAACCTCGACATGAGTAAGCGCACGAGACCACACACCAAGCTCGTCTATCATTCCATCGAAATAATCTGCTGACGCTTTATTACCAACAATAAAGTCTGCTGCGCCATTTTGAATGGTGACAGCCGTTACTGAAAACATATTAACCAAATCGCCGTTTACATAACCCTTTGCAACGGTTTTAGTGAGCGTGTGGGTTTGTTGTTCCATTGTTACGACAATGTGATACCACGTACCTGTAGAGAATCCGGGGGTGTATTGAAATGCAAACTCTTCTGTCGTGACTCCATCATTTGTTTGAAGTGTCATCGTGTCGTTGTTCAATAAATACCACCAATACGAACGATCTGCTCCAGCACCAGACCACTTAGAAAGAACAACATACCGAACACCGCCAAATGTAGACTCAACCTTTACCCACGCTGAGAAGCTTAGTGCTGTTGAAAAATCTAAGCCTGTTTGGGATGCGTCAGTTATTGAAAGATAATCTGAATCCCCCGCTTCCAAATCAACACCATTGTTTATTTTTCCTGTTGTGTAGGTACAGCCGGTATTGGTTAGGTCATTAGAACCCACATCATCAACGGCATTACCACTGCTCTCGTTGAAACGCCAGTATGATACTAAGTTGTCAGATAGTGCCATCTTAGATAAATGAGAAGTGTACTAATAAGCCCTTCGCAGAAGTTCCAGCCCCGTCTATGTCGATCGCAACAATATCTCCTGATCTGAACACTACTGTGTCTTTAATCACAGCCGGTGTGGCCGCTGTTAAAGAGGTTGGTTCGTTTGCGTCTATCGTGAGTGCTGTAGAAAGCACATCGAGTGCTTGTGTTGTGTTTGCGAATTGAATAGTTACCGCACCAGAAGATGAATTGGTAGAAAGAGCCGCGACAATTCGTACTAGCTTAGTCCCGTCTAATTCTGGTGGAATAAAAAATACTAACTTATCATCACCCGTTGTAACGGTCTGTGTGTCTCCAAACACTTTCCATTGGAACATCCTACCCGTGTACTTCCAGCGATCATTGGGAAGTCTGCCTGTGATTCTTTGCAAATCAATACCAGTATCCTGTTGCTCTCTTTCATCGGGGAGAAACACTGAGTTGTTCTCCCGTATAAATCTAGAAGACTTGCCGTAATCCTCTGCAAGATTATCTGTCGTTTGTGGTGAGGGGGTTTCCATATATTTCAATGCCCTTAATTTTTACAGCACCACCAGTGAAGCGTATTTTAATCTTTAATACGTCAGTGGATAGAGTTACCCCTAGTGCTCCAGCTTTGTACTTTCGCCTCACTGCACCATCCGCGCTGAATGTCCATGTATTCCACACGACTTCCGTAGTATCGGCATCGCTCTGTAGGTCAATTTCTACGGAATCTCCTGACGCGAGTGGCTCACCAAATATCAACGAAACACCCGTTATATTGTATTTCGTATTTAGAGGAATATATACCGTTTCCGCGCGGTTGGCAGAGCTTGCTTGTCTGCTTGCCGCAGCTAGAGACACTGAATACAATTTGTCATTTGATCCTCCAAAATATACAACGCCAGCCTCAAATTGAGTTTCAATCATCGTAATATCTCCCGGTGATGATTCCGTAAGATACGGTCTAAAGTACGCGCTGGGAAGGTCAACAGAAAGCCTCCCAACTGAGTCAATGGAGTTTTGTGTGCCAAACAATACGCCGTTCATGTTGTAAAGCCCCACGCGATTGGAACCATATCCAGCACCGAGATGTAGGTCGGAAGAAAATCCTATGCTTCGAGAGACAATCTTTTGCGGCTGTGAGTTGAACGACAGCTGATATACACCGAACGCGCCGAACGCATAGACGATCGGCCCAACGTTGGCAACTCCCCATATAAACTTTTCTGTTATTCGATATTCCCTTTGCCAAGAAGATGAGAAACCATCCCAGAAAAAAATGCGGTTGTCTGCGAAATTAGACGTTGAGTTTATATTCTCAGTCGCTGCGATAACCACATTAAAACCATCATTACAGAGACCTGTAATGTACATGTTATCGGGTAAGTCGAGATCGTTTTTTGAAAACGTAACGCCCCCCGCACCGTTGTCTCTTAGGGTCCCAAGCTTTGATCTGTTCCCAATATATACAACATCGAATAGTCTGTGTACTGGGTGTAGCGATGTAGAATCCCACCCTGTGTCGTGATTGTCTACAAAAGTAGCCCCATCCATTGCATATCTTCCGACCTGCGTTTTCTGCATGTAGTAGAGATATTTTGTACCTCCGCGTGGTTGGTATATAAAAATGCCGTTCGCAGGATCAGTAACAGGTGATCCGCTTTGTAAATCTGTTATTGTCCCCGCACCAACGGTAATGCGGTAGAGGTGTCCTGCATCTCCCCAGACATAGAGATATGGTGTTGATGATTCATACCCGACACACGAAGCAAATGGTGTGTCTACTATTGTCGAGCCCGTTAAATTGGTTCCTGCGGGAGATGATTGTAGTAATCCCACCTCGTTTGATTCTGAGCCCCCAGGATCGTATACGGGTGTGGCACCCTGCAAAATATGCCAAAGACCACCTTTTTCTGAATGAGACGATGGTGCTAAACCACTGACAAAATCTTTTGTTGTTAATTTTAGAATCGGTCGGTTCATGCCTTGGTGCCGTTAGTGATCGTTGGTGCGGAGCTTTTCGTCCCGTTGGTAACGATTGGGGCACTGTTCTTAGTACCGTTCGTCACGGTTGGTGCGGAGTTTTTTGTGCCATTGGTGATTGTGACTACCATATTATTTTATTTTGTTTATGAGAGTCTTTATATCTCCCCGCAATTCCATGATCGAGTCTGTTTGTGTGTCGAGTTGTAGTTGAATAGCGTTCAGGTCTTTTGAATCAAGCACGGTTTTAAGTTGTTCTGAATGTTGAGATACCTGTGTCGTAAGAGACCCCCACGCCATTGCCATTGAGAAGAATAATGCAACTCCACCAACACCCATCCACCTCAGAAACCCCCACATCTGTTTATTTACTGTCGCCTCTACTGATCCGTTGAGTGTGGTCTTTATGTCAGCTGGTAACTTTTCAAACTTTTCGTTTATCTCATCAAACCTGCGCTCGTCTGCGCTGTCGTGATCGCGAGTCCATTGTTCAAGTGAAGCGAGTTCCATAGTTATCTATTATCTTGTGTTGCTGGCCGTACTCGTGAGACCACAGGAACCTTAAATGCAATCATGTCCTTTAGGTTTTGTTCCATGCGTACAATCTGCTCCTCAATTCGTGTGATAAGCATCTGGTTATCGGGTTTGTTCACCAACAACCAGTCGTATGACGCGTAGAGGGGAAGCAAGCCATGAAAGGGTTTGGGTATTCCGGGCTCTTTTGTCGTGTCGGTAGAGACAAAGTAGCTCTGTTCACGCTCAAAGAATACTCTTATCCCTGCTGAAACAGTGTAATTAGGCTTGGGATAGAGGTATATTGCATTATTTCTCTCTAGGAAGTGGGTAGGAATACCAGAATCAGCCCCAGTCATTGCTTTTAGGGCTAATTCATCGTCCACGGTCATTCTTTCTAGCTCTACGTGTACCGTTGCGCTTGAACTTGGGAGGATTGTTACCCGTGTAACATTCAATACGTCCAGTGAAGAACCGTCATCGCCTATATTGTAGTCGGCTTGACCACTTGTGAGTGTGAAGGTTCCCCACGGATTTGCTGTGTGGTTAACGTCATCCCATCGAATATGATCAGAATACGACAATAAAAGGGGCATCAGTCGGTCGAACGCAAAGTTTACTCGGTTTGTTGCCACCTTGAGTAGGGTTGCATCACCCGTTATTCCCGCGTCACCGGAGTTTGTCCAAAACTCCATGTGTTGAAGGAGACCATCCTTAGTTGTCGTATTCGAGAACTGCATATATTAGTTCGTGTCGTAAAGGATCGTGTAGTCCAAAGTACCACCCACAGTGGCGAATAGTCCCGTGTAAAAGGATATTCCTCCAGGAAACATGTAGATACCTGATCCTGCCGGGAATGTGAATGTGTTCATAATCACAGTTCCCGAGGCAGCGGTGTTGTCCCAGAATTTTAATGTGCCGCTGGTGTGTGAGTTAACCAATACGCCATATACTGCGCCATTTCCAGTCACGATTGTTTGTGAGGTGGTGCCGTTTAGGTATTTGTAGTTATCTTGTTTTGCCATTGTTAATTGTTAGCGGGCTAAATCTATACACCAGTGTTGATATATAGGGCACAGCCCGCTAGGGGCTATGTTGTCTTATATGGACGATGTGTAACTTACTTGTTCCCACTTTGCGTGACATGAACCCTTGCCCATCGTGAAGCCATAAGAGACTCCGCCCGATCCTCCTCGAACCGTCGCGTTCAAGAAAGTGTTCGGCCCCCATACTCCACCTCCCGAAGAAGTTGAAGATGCGGTCAGAGTTGCTTTTGCTGCCGATGCGATAGATGCAGATTCAATCAGCGGAGTGGTGGATGCGGCAATAGTGTTAGCCTTTGAAAGCGTCAAGATATAGCTCGACGATGTAGAGACTGAAATATCCACCGAGGCACTAACGAGAGTGGAAGTTGCTGCAGGAGACTGAATCGAACAAATCGTTGTAGACGCAGTGTTCAATGCTTCCGTGCGAGCAGAATATACATCCACATCACCGAATCGGAAGAATGGTGAGTTTAGTACTGGGCTAACACCAGAAAGTGTTTGCCCGTCTCTACCATCACGACCCGGCTGACCTTCTATGACGTATGCGCCAAGAAACGCTGCCACCAGTCCTGCCACAAGCGCACTAACTCCTAAGTTTTTAATATTATTCATTGTGGTTGTGTTACTGGAATGATGCGGGAATGTTTGCAAATTCACCGCGCTTTTCCTTGATAGCGAACTTTGCTGGGTTCTTCTTTTTGTATGCCGCAACGTGCTCTGCCCAGCGTTCAGCACGCGCGTCTTTTACTTTTTCTTCTTTTTTTTCTGCCATAGTGATATTTAGTTGTTCATCGACTGGTGGGGGGCGGGATGGGAAGCCCCCAATCAGCCGACGAACGGCTGATAATTACTTAGGCAAGCGTGATGTCAACAATCAAGTCCGTATTCGTAGCCCAGAGCTTGAATCCTACGAGCGCGATTGCGACAACTTCCATACCAGTCTTACCTGTTACAGACTTCTCTTCGTAACGAACGCCACGAGGTGAAGCGTATGTAGATACACCCTTGACTCCGAATACTCGGTGTCCTGAGTTTGTAACAGAAGTAGAACCGATGGTTGCTGAAACGAACGTACCTGAGCGAACTACATAGATATCAACACCCATGTAATTAGGCATGAAGCCGTAATTAAGTGCTGAATCTGCGTATGCGTAACCTGACGATACCTGTGTCTGCATGAAACCTACTAAGTCAGTGTTCTCGATAACGAGGAAGTAGCTTGATCCTTTCTGGAATGATGGCTGTTGGTAGCCCGCAACCTTTGAAAGAAGGCTCGACATGATAACAGGAATGTTTGCTGCTGTGGTGAAACCACCAGCTGGGGTCGTGTAAGCACCCGTTCCGTCTTCCGTGAGGTTGTTCAACACGAACTTATCTACTCCAATCAACACCTGCGCAGCAAGATCATCGAGGAAGTCTGCAGTAAGGTTGAAGTTTGATGTAAGTGTCTCGAAGTCGAAGATGTGCGTTGATGCCCATACTTCGTCAGTAACGGTGAGGTTATCATTCGTTACTGTCATCGCTGCTGGGGTGTAAGTACCAGCTTTTGCCTGAATTGTTGCACTTTGTGCAGTGATGTAGGGGTTTGCGATGTAGTTGAGGTCTGAACGATCAACTTTACAAACCTCTTCACAAACTACTGCGTTGCGCAACTGCGTCTGTAGAGTGCTCTTGAAATACTTACGACGTAGTGCGTCTGTTCCTAATGTGTTAGCCATTTGTAAGGGATAAACTTATATCCCCATCCCTCTATCGTTGTTTTGCCGAGTTTCGACGATCCATACGTGCCTGTGCGAGGGCGTAGATTCCTGCGTCATCCGTAGGTACTTCGCCCGTGCGTTCAGCCCTTTGCAAAAGGTCTTCTCCGGTAGTTTTATTTGTACCGCGTCCACCTTTTGTTTGAGTTGCTTGTGCCGTCAAACGGAATTCGTTTCTTTCTCTGAGAATCGGTTGGTAGAACTTGTGGGCTTCTGATACGCTGACACCCATCTTGTGTGCGTATGCCACCACCTCGTCCGTATCCTCCTCGTGTATATCTGCCTTAGCTAGATAAATTACGTCTCTATCTGAAAGTCCTTTTTCCTGTTGTTTTGGTTTTGATCGTTCAGCTTTCTCGGCGCGGATTTTATAGTTCTCCGCAAGCTCTTCAGCTTTTGCCAAACGGGTTTTAATCTCTTCTACTGATTCTTCTGCTTGTATTGCTTGCTCTGCTTCCTGAATCTCATTCCCTTCTAAGGTTTCGGGTGTTACCTGTGTTTCATCTTCCATTTTTAGGAGGCTTTTTAGGTCTGCCAACGCGACCAAGTTAAGTTAATTATATCACACTCTATTTTGCGGAATCCTTTGCTTTGCGGAGTGCTTTTTGTGCAGGGCTTTCTTCCTCTGAAATGTGCGCAATTTGTTTTAATGACATGATTCCCCCCGCGACAAATTTTATTGCTTCTTGACGGGCAAGTATGCGGACATACGCCTCATCTTTAGTAAGTGCTGCGAAGTCTGTGCCTGCAAACCACATATCTTTCGCCATCTCCTCTACTGGGAGTGATGCATCTGATACCGTGGGCATGAAAACCTTTCGTATAACTGCGAGTAGCTTCCAGTTACCGTGGAAGTGGTCTTTAATAATTTGTCTGTCCTCTTCGGTGATATAGCTGTCCACCGGGTAATTGAGGATGTCTTTTAGTCGTGCTTGATCTGACATGGTTATTTCTTTAGATAAAACAGCAACGTTCCGGAGAGGTTAACTACGGAGACAAGCTCCCATCCCTCTTGACCATATCGTTGGAGTTCTTCTTCACTTGATAAATACGTTTGAAGTACTACCATCTTATACTCGTACTTCTTCATTGGCTTTTGTTATTTCTTGTAATGGCGCACCACTTACCTTTGCTGGTTGTGCTTGTGAGGCAACAAGCTGGAGTGGAGAAATCCTGCCAGTTTCAGTAAGTAGCGCGTTTAATATCATTCTAGCATTTGGGTCTTGCAACATTTGTGGGTTGCCCGCAATAGTCTGCAAAATACCTGACAAGGTAGTGAGTACGGCCTGTTTGTCGCTGGTTTCGTTCGTTACCTCAACAACTACCTCCCATTCGAAGTCTTTTAGTGCTTCCTTCCATGTTTTCTGATCTAGTTCATCTGGTTTGAATGATCTCTTATTCCCAAGTGGGGCCATGCCCTGCTTTATTTCAGCTTGTTCTTGTTCCTCGTTGAAAGGATCGAGGGGTTCTGGTTCACCTCCCGAAATAAGAGTCTCCACACTCTCAAACATTTTCTGTGTGGTTTTCTTGTTGTAATTCTTCCTAGCTTGCGCTGGTAGATACATCAGGTCTAGTTCGTCAATCTGTTCTGACGACAATATAGCGACAACCTCATCCTTATTGTCCATTTGCTTCTTTAGAAAAGGAATCACAAACTCACGTAGCATGTCCTCAATGTAAAGACCTTTGTTTTCAGTCATTTGCTCGAATAAAGACAATCCCTGCGCCGTGACAATCTGTACTGTACCCAGTGCCGTGCCGGATGGTGGTGTTACTCCACGTGCCGCATCCGGTGTTGAGTTAATTTCTTGGCCCAAAGACTTCCACATGAGCGCATAATTCTGAAATGCGGAAATGTCTGGTTTATCATTAGCAAGACGAGTAAGGGGCATGTTCTCCTTGTGAACAAATATATCCCCGGTCTCAATAGCAGAGAGAACATTCCTGCCGATAAACGAGCTGTCGGCTGTCTGGAAAATAAGTTTAGAGGCAAGCTCAAGAGTGTCTTTTTGTAGCTTAACCGAGTGATTAACCATCCACTGCGCCTCAAATAGATTTTCTACTGACCCGCGTGCGAGAGTGCGTCCATCCTCCTCAATGAGGTGAGTAATCATGTACGGGTCTTTCTTCTCTTTACCTTTGTACAGAGTGAAGTCGTTAAACTCCCCGGGTTTTCCTGTCTGGATGTACGAAACAACATGCATTTGCTGTATGTATTCAATGTTCTCAGTATCTTTCGGTTTTTTTTCCAGAAGACGGGAGTCAAGTTCTCCATGTACTTCGTATATCTCTATAAAATCACTCTTGTTGTCCTTTTGGAATCCGTCCAGAGTCTTACGTGACGAGGCTGTTTCTATCAGTGTTTTGACAACCTCCTGATCGTACATGGGGTTCTTCTGGAGCTGTGCTGGGGTGATGTAAAACTTCTCTATTCTAGGAATAGCATCAAACTGTATTGGGTCTGGGATGTATCTATTCCACGGTACAACGGACGGTATGAGCTTTCCGTCCTTTTCTACCAACTTCACAATGGCCGAACCATACCGAGCCAGCGTGCGCCCCCAGTCGTTCAAGAATTGTCCAAAGCGTGACTCACGCATCCACTGATGTAGCAGGATTGTGGCAACAAATGCCATGCCTGTTTGGTCTATGGAACTAGGAAGCAATCGTATGTCTTTGCGGTCTATGTCAGTGGCGCGATACCAGATGTTCGCGTCTGCGTTTACAATGTTAAAAAACGGCTTCTCTCTACCCAGAGAGTCTTCTGCGCCCGAGATGTGTTTGTTGTTTAGGTATGCGTCTATTGTCTCGACAGTGTCGTGCATTGACCAATCGACATAAGCCCCCAGACTTACAGTACCGTTAAGATAATTGTCCTCTGCCTTACGAACTAATTCACAAATGTTTTCGACTTGTTTCATCGTGTGGAGTTAAGATTTCTGCGTGCAATGTTTTTAGAGAATTGTGCTTGTAGTATATCATTTAGCACATATTCGTTTTCTGTTTTGTATATTGACTCTGTTGCATATCCCCCAGCGTCCATGCTATGGCTCCACTGATGTTCTGGTTCGTTCAGGATTTTCCCGTCTTTATCCGTCTCCCAAAGATAGTTACGGTACTCCTTAATCACGTTCGCACTTCGTTTTGTGAGGCTAATTCTCTGGGCTTGAACAGTTTGTATTCTGTGGGCAACAGAGCCGGCACCCTTGTTTGATGGCAGAACAGTAACGCCATAGGACTTAATTTCATCAATACTTTTAGGCTCCGCCGCATCTGCAACCACAACACGTTTCATACCGTCTGCCAATAGAATGTCTGCCAATTGTTTGTTGCTGAGACCCTTCTGATACGTCAATTCGTCCCAAATTAGCCCGCCATTGTATCTGTAAACATCCACTATGGCTGATGGGTCGTTTGTATACCCAAAGTCTAGGCCTGTTCGCAAATAACGCGCCTCATGGGGTATTGTGTCGATGATCTGCCAATCCTTGTAAATCTTGCCCTCCACCTCGCCAAGCTGTCCTAATCCATACACCTGCCACCATCCTTTACGGTTCTTGCGCGCTTCTATGGCAGATACTATTTCCGGCGATAGAGCTTCGTTGTCTTTGTAGGTAAGGGTAATGTGGTCAACGTCCTCTCTGTTTGGTTTGATGTCGGTATAAAACCAAAATTCGTTGCTTGGGTTCCAGTCCATAAATAGAAGCTCTTTTGTACGTACTTCTAGTTGGTCAAAAACATCGAGGGTCATGTTGTTTGCCTCATTCATAAAACACCTGTCTCGTCTTGCTCCTCGGAGTTTGTCTGATTGGTCGGCAGAGAAGAACTCTATTTGAGAGCCTGTTTCAAATGTATACGTGCTTTCAGAGACGTTCCACCGATCATCTTTCCAATAGTTGTGGGCGGTCATTATGTTCTTAAAATCTCTCATCGCCCCTCTGCGTAGGTGTGGGAAAGATTCTGAGATAACACTGGTAAGTGTTGCTGTTTTATCTGATTGGGCGCGGTCAATGAGGTACAGTAAAATGCTTATTGTCTTAGAAGCAGAAGTTCCACCCTGAACGGCCCTAATCTTCTTTTTTAGTTTCGCTATCTTCCTCGTTGCTGTCGTGAGAGAGTACATTTCCTAAAATTGGTGCTGGTAGTTGCTTACCACCACTTGTTACGTCTTGTTTGTCTGTGTAGCCGTGTTTGGTGAGTATCAACTTTGTGATTGTTGAATTATAGCTACCCTTTAAGCCGTTTGATACAAGTTTATTCTCTTGTTTTGCAAGTAATTCTTCCAAAATGTTAGAAAATTCTTCCTTTCCATCCTCTTTCGCCCACACATGACAGGTTTCTCTGCGAATACCCAAGTACAGTGCAAGGCCAGCAATGCTCGGTATTGTTTCGTGATCCAGAGCTAAATACTCTCTTGCTTTCTCTAAAAGCTCTGGTGTGTAGTCTGTTGGTCTTCCGGCAGTCATTCCTTAAATTTTAACATATCCTTCGCTAAGGCTCTAATCTCTTGGTCTGTCAAATCAGTTATCGTGTAGTCATCGTTTTCTTCAAAGACTGCCAAGAATATGGCTTTTGCTCCCAATTGTTTCTTAAATCCATCCAAAAACTCTGTCAGGTTGTGCATCTTCTTTACGTGTCCTTGGTAAGGAGAGGGGATCATACAGTCATTATACTATAACCGCCTTTACCCCTTCAAAGGGGGGCTTGGTTCTTGTGTGCGCGATACTGTGCAGTTAGTTCCTGGTCCTCCTAAGTCAGATGTCCTGCTGTTACTGATTGCTCAGTTTCCTCTTGTTCCTATTGAAGTCCCCGTTGTTAGGCGAAAACAGAGCGGGAATTTTATAGAAACACGAGGCATCAGCGTTTTTTAGAGAGACGTGCCAATGAGATGTCTCCGTATTGCGTTTGTACACAAACAGCCCGCCAATTAAAGCGAGCTGTTTTTTCCGATACTTTCACCATAGCGCGACAGAGTTTGCACAACCCGATTGCGCCACGCTACTGTGAAAATATCTGATGTTTTCAGGTTGTGCATGTCTACACTATATCATACTCGTTTTATTGTCAAAGTGACTTTATCCACACCCACTGATTGTGTAGTGGTGATGATGATGATAGTATACATAAATGGAAAACAAAAATGTGTATACAGAATCAATGCAACGAATCAAGTACGTTTTTGATAACTTCGACAACGTTTATGTGTCTTTTAGTGGTGGGAAGGACAGTGGATTGCTGTTAAGTCTTTGTGTTAAATACATAAGAGACCTTGCACCCAATAGAAAGCTTGGAGTATTCCACATTGACTATGAGGCGCAGTATCAAATGACCACCGATTACGTTGATTCGGTTTTTAGTTCAAATCAAGACATATTGGAATATTACAGAATCTGTTTACCAATATCAGCGCAGTGCTGTACTTCAGCATATCAGGACCATTGGGTACCGTGGGAGAAAGAAAAAAAGGACTTGTGGGTTAGGCCGATGCCTGAAAATTGTATAAATGAAGACAACCATAATTTCGATTTTTTTAAAAAGGAAATGTGGGACTATGACCTACAAGAGCAGTTTAGTTTGTGGCTTCACAACAAAAAACACGCAAAGAAAACAGCGTGCCTTGTCGGCATAAGAACACAAGAAAGCCTAAACCGTTGGCGCGCGATACACTCAGACAAAAACATAAACAAATATAAGGGACTCGATTGGTCAAAAAAAATGTATCGCAATGTTTATAACATGTACCCGATATATGATTGGCTTGCAGAGGACATATGGACCGCTAATGCCAAGTTTGGTTTCGAGTATAACAAGCTATATGACTTGTTCTATCAGGCTGGTTTGTCTTTAGGACAAATGAGGTGTGCGAGTCCGTTCAACGACGCTGCACCAGCAAGCCTAAAATATTACAAGGTTATAGACCCGAACAATTGGGGTCGGATGATTGGCCGAGTGAACGGTGTAAACTTTACCGGCCTATATGGCGGGACAACTGCAATGGGTTGGCGGAATATTGTTTTACCCAAGGGACACACGTGGAAAAGCTACATGGATTTTCTTCTCAGCACATTACCAGAAAAAGCAGCAGAGAATTATAAAAAAAAACTAGAAATCAGTCAGGTGTTTTGGAGGAAGAAGGGTGGAGTGCTTAGTAAGAGGTTAATTAAAAAACTAAAAAAAATGAAAATACCTATTACTGTTGGGAAGAAAACAAACTATGACACAGATAAATTACCAGTTCAGATGGAATATCTTGATGATATTAACATTGTGGAGTTTAGGGAAATCCCTACATACAAAAGAATGTGTATATGTATCATGAAGAACGACCATTTGTGCAAGTTCATGGGCTTCTCTTTAACTAAGGGTGAGACTGAAAGGAGGAGTGCGGCTGAAAATAATTATAAGAATATATATAAATAATATGAAATCACCAGTATATAACGTCAGGGCAGTGCCGGTTGATAAAGTGCGCGCAAACTCATATAACCCAAACTCTGTTGCAGAGCCAGAAATGGATCTGTTGGAGGTTTCCATATGGGAAGACGGCTTTACCATGCCAGTAGTGTGCTATTACATCCCAGAGCAAGATATTTATGAGATAGTTGACGGCTACCATAGATACACGACCCTAAAAAACTCAAAAAGAATATATGGACGTGAGGGTGGAATGTTGCCGGTTGTGGTTATAGACAAAGACATATCAAACCGAATGGCCTCAACAATTAGGCACAACCGCGCAAGGGGTTCACACTCTGTTCAATTGATGAGTAATATTGTTGGGGAACTTGTTGAGTCGGGAATGAGTGACGCGTGGATATTAAAACACATAGGTATGGACAAAGATGAACTTCTCAGGCTGAAACAAATCACAGGCCTTGCCTCATTGTTTATTGATAGGGAGTTTACCACTGTATGAAAAGAATATATCATCCCTATGATTTGTGGGAGGAAAATAAATACAACATGTGGGGCCACGCTGAAAACAAAAAAGAAATGCTGGGCAGGGCTATTGATTTTACGGGTGACCACGAGCTGTATGGAGAGTGGATGAGGGCTGTTGTGAGGGACTGGAAGTATAGTTGCGAAAATGCACTTACCGACATGTCACAAAATAGAAGGGCGTGGATCGGTCATGCGGCTGTTGCTTACGCAATCCAGTGTCCTGAGGATATAACGCGTCAGGCGTGGGGTAGATTAACCAAAAAACAACAAGATTTGGCCAACAGTGAAGCAGACAAGGCTATTTATGAATGGGAAAACAAAAGAAAAAATAAGAGATTATATCGTGATGTGGGAACACAGGTGCTATTCAAGTGGAATACCGGACGAGATTGATGCGGGGCTGGAGAGGTCGAACAGGGTTCCAAGTTATAAGGCGGTTTGTAGGGCAATTATGAAAAACGACACACACCTCAAAACACTAGGGTTCACCGCCACGAAAAAAGAGGCTTATTATCTTATAAAAAGAAAAGAGTTAATGGAACGTGGGGTAAGGGTACAGTTAACGCTTTTCTAAAAAAATGAAAAAAACAAAAGAAATAGACAAATTAAGTGTGCCTAAGATAGTGGTGTGCACAAACAAGAATTGCCTGTATGTGTGGTCACCTAAGGTGGAGAGGCCAAAGTGCTGCCCCATGTGTAGGCAATACATGAAGAAAATCATTATCCCCAACTAAATATTGAACCCCTTGCGCCATCCTACCTAGATGCTAGAATACCAGTATACCAGCTAACGTATAAATATGAGCAAACTACCCGGAGAGGAAAATCAATTAGAAGCGTACCGAGCAACGTATGAAGAGTACAAACTTGATTACGACACGATGATTGAGTTATTCAACGACATGACGAAGAATGGTTATGGAAATGAAGCAGTCATTTGGGAGGATGAGTGGAGGTCGAATCATGCAGAAGAAATACACGCAATAGAACTCTCTGTATGATGTACGCAAAACAAATTGTCTGTGCTACTCAAGCAGGACTCACACTGACTGATGATTGCGGAGAGTGGGGATGGATGGGAACTGTTCAGCAGTGGAACGAATATCAGCGTCTCTTAGATTGGGTCAATGAATATGGAAGCTACCACAAAGTTTAATTTTGACGCGGGTAGGCACGTTTACACATTAGACGGCCGCGCACTTGATGGCGTGACTTCTATTCTTAATGTCATATCTAAAAGCGCACTTATACCGTGGGCTGCAAAAATGACCTCACAATTCATTCGTGATAACTGTGAGAAAACCGAGTCAGGCGAATATCTGGTGACCGAGGAAGAACTAAAGGAAGCATCCGTTGCACATACAAAGAAAAAAGAGGACGGCGCAAAAAAGGGAACCGACACACACGCAATGGTGGAGGATTGGATCAACGAACAAATAAATCACATCTTTCGCGACGTTGACTACTCACCAATCCAGCCATTCATAGACTGGTCATTTGCTAACAACGTAAAGTTTCTAGCAAGCGAAAAGATGGTTTACTCTAAATCTCTAGGCATTGCCGGAACCATGGACTTTCTTTTCGAGAAAGATGGCAAAGTATACGTTGGCGATCTCAAAACATACAAGGCATTGTATGACCGCGTACCGATGCTTCAATGCGCCGCGTATGGCTTGATGCTCACCGAATCCGAGGGGACAGAGGTTGCGGGGTACTGTGTATTCAATCTCCCAAAGGAACGGCCACACAATCCTGAAAAGGATGTGAGGTGGTCATATGACGTTGCGGGAGACACGAAAGGCTTCCTAGCAGCACTTGATCTTTATAGGACTCTAAAAAACTGGGCATGACAAAACTAACACTTACAAAGGTATCAAGATTCACCACCGATAAGAGTGGTAATCCGTTAAAAACAAAAGACGGCAGACCATATACTAGCGTCCGCGTTCAATCTGCTGAGTTTGGTGAAAGATGGATTTCAGGATTTGAGAAGAATGAGAACAAAAATTGGAAGGAGGGGGACGTTGTTGAGGTAATCATCAAGGAAAACGGACAATATCTTAATTTTGATTTACCTAAAAAAGAAGATATCGCACACGAAGAAATAACGGGGATAAAATCAAGACTCGGCAAACTCAATTTCAAAGTAGAAGAACTAGAAATCTGCGTTGAGGCTCTTGCGTATAAGGCCGGACTAAAGGTAAAGGATTTACGAGCATTGGCTGAGGAAGCAAAAAGGGGATATACCTATCCAGTAAATGACATGCCGGAGCCTGACTTCGATCCAGCCAATAGTCCTTTCTAGGTATGGAAAATCCACATGTTCTTGCGGAAAAAAGAATACTTTTATCTGAGGAGTATTCTCGTTTATCAGAACAGGAGTCGCTTATTGTGAAAAACAAGGCCGTGGTGTGGCCTGAAATGAGAAAGAATGTAAAAAGTGTGGCGGAAGCAGACCGTATGTGGGAAATGAGCACGGATGGAGTAGATGAACAGCTTATAAAGATCAGACAAAAGGCAATCGAAAAAGAGCTTTCTGCAATAAACTCATTCCTACATACATTAGAAAATCACGCCAAGGGATATTACTAACATGAAAAAACTATCTGATCTAGTGAAACCCATTACTTCCCAAACAAAGGAGGGAAAGATTGCACAGAAGAAACGTAACGAACGAGGAGAGTTGCTAGAGTATTTTGCTTTCAAACTTCCAGCACCGTATACAGTGAAGTTGACAGCTATTAAACTCTCTCACCTCACTCTATCGGAAATGTATGCATTGAAGTCTCAAGTCGAGGACAGAATACGTAGGGGTGAAAACTACGTGGCGCATATTACTAAGCACATGGCTTGGAATGAAAAGAAAAAGTAAGTTGTGGACGAGTGCGAAAGCAGACAAACTTTTTTCTAAGTGGATTAGAGATCGAGACAAAATCTGTTTCTTTTGCCAGAATCCTGCCTCACAGAACTCTCACTTTTGGGGACGTGGCAATTCTTCTACTAGATATGATCCGTTGAACTGTGACGGTATCTGCGGTGGATGTCACATGAGACACGAGGGAAACAAACAGGGGTTGTACCGAGACAAAAAGATCGAACAGTTAGGCAAGGGCGGCTACGATAAACTAGAGAAAAAAGCACGATCATTGGTGAAGAGATCAGACGCAATAGCCGAATTAATGGCTTGGTTGAGCCCCTAAACACTATCCCCAACTAAATTATTAGACACTTGCATTATTAGCATCTAGCATCTATACTATAGGTATGGCACACAAAAAGCCAAAACACGAACAACGTCGGTCACTTATTTCCGTCCGCACGACTGCGAGTAAAAAGTCTCTCATTCGTAAGACGGTCAAAGAGTACAAACATGAAAATGTTTTAACTATGAGTGATCTGATGGTGTACGCGTTCGATAAATTAAAGGGTGAGTAGGTGGAGAAACCTAATCACACAATATGAAAAAGATTACTTACATGGGGCGAGATATAACAGGTCAGTTTATCTCACAGGATTATAAGAAGCGTTTTCTTAAATGGTGCGCGAAAATGTGGCTCTGGACTAAAATTGTTCTCGGTATTGGTCTCGGTGGCGCAATGATCGGAGGGTTGGTTGTTGGTTTCGTTATGGGATCGACACTCAACTACACACGGGCAGAAGAAAAGCCAGTCATCGTAGAAAAGATTGTAGAAGTGGCACGCAACGCTCCCGTCCTTGAAAGGATTGCAAAGTGCGAGTCAGGTGGTTCGCACTACGACAAGAACGGGCAAGTACTTATAAATCGTACACAGGATATGGGCATCATGCAGATTCACCTACCAATCTGGGGCAAGAAAGCCAGTGAAATGGGACTGAACCTTGCGGTTGAAGCCGATAACAAAAAGTTCGGCGAGTGGTTGTACGAAAACTACGGCACTGAACCCTGGGTACACTCTAAGCAGTGTTGGAATAAATAACATGAACGAACGAATAGACTGGGGCGCAATATTCATCTTTGCAGTAGCCATTCTCGGAATGATCGGGACGTTTTGGTTGAGGTACTACATAGACGAAAGGTCAAAGATTGGGGTTCCAGTAAGCGAACCTATTGACTTGGTTAGAGATTGCAATAAACCAGACTTCTATAACAGGAATAAGGATTTATGTGCAGAACCCATTAAAAGCTGGCCTGTAGAGGAGGGTAAAGACAAAGGATAATGTTGTACGCACGAACAAAAGAGGGCGACCATGATCTAAAGGTCAATGGTAAGAAGATTATCAAAACAGTGTGTGGGCTCGTTCTTCCACCACAAAAGCGCAGACCATTCAAATGGCTTTACGTGGACTGGAAAAAACAACCATGTGGCGTATGCGCTGCACTGGAAAGGAAGCGACAGGACGATCAAAAGGGTTGGGGTACGGTTTCAGGATTCACAGATTTCGAGATGGTTTAACTAAATAACTTAAAGGATATGGAAGACGAAGTAACTTACCAGCAAAGAATGGCGCGAGAGAAGCTCATTCGTGATGAGAAACAGAGATTGTGTAAAAACACGCAGGTTTCCTATGACTACGAGAAAAAAGAACTTGCGTACTCTGGTTGTAAGAACGAGCGCAGAAATGGGTCTGCATGGTGTCAAAAATGCAGTGATGCGTATAAGTCGGCCCCATCAGATTAAGTAATCATGGAATGTATGAAACTATCTGAACTAAATGAGCAACAAAGAAAAAGAATTATTGAGTTGACGAATGAAAACAACAAGTATGATAAAGAACTTTCTAGGATGCAGGGGATTCTGCGCCCAACAGAAGAAGCACTGATGGTTGAGCGCAATGACAGAAGGCAAGAGCTACTAGAAATCATACGCTGGTTAGTGAACAAGGACTGTGCCAAGCACCCGTTTAAGTCAGACATTACACAAAGAGACAACAACTACAGCCCGAAAGGCTACTAACCCCCATCACTAAGAGTATGAAAGTAATCACATATGTGTTCGCCGACCATTACAGAGACGGGAATCACTGGAAGCCTCTTGTCTACTGCAACGAATCCTCCTCCCCTTCAGAGTACCTCGCAGTAGTAGACGAAGTAAACGTGCTCTTTGGTAAAGAACATGGGGGGATAAGCCCGACGAGTCATAGATTAGAACCCCGCTCCTCTAAAGAGAGTGAAGAAACGGTATGAAGATAGGAACATTTGACGGAAAGCTAGTTGAGGAAGTGGGGGGTGCATACAGTCCTGTGGTTTTCTTGAAGGTTTTGAATGACGAGGACAAGGATAAATGTCCGCACTGTGGCAAGCCAATACCTACTGAAATAGTATCGGTAGTATCGTCACCCAACCACCAGTCAAAGGTGGGAGACGTAGCGAATCTAACAAAACACAATCCCTAACCCACCAGAGTAATTACACTTTATGAAGCACCTTGACCTTTTCTCAGGAATCGGAGGATTCGCACTCGCTACGGAGATGGTCTGGGATAACGTAGAACATGTATTTTGCGACAATGAACCCTATGCACAAGAAATCCTCAAAAAACACTGGCCAACGGCCAAAATCTACGGAGACATCAGGACTCTTACCTACGCCGAGAACGAACAAGCTGACTCCGCAGAGCCGTCCCGACTTCACACCAAATCTGGCATACGAGATAGAGTCCATCTCCTCACAGGTGGATTCCCCTGCCAGCCTTTTTCCCAAGCAGGACGAAGACTCGGTACGGAGGACGATCGCCATCTCTGGCCAGAAATGTTACGAGTCATACGAGAGTTTCATCCGAGGTGGGTCATTGGTGAAAATGTTGGCGGCCTCGTTACTTGGAGCGAAGGTTTGGTACTCGAACAAGTCCACACTGACTTGGAAAGTGAAGGTTACGAAGTACAAGCGTTTATTATTCCAGCTGTTGCCGTCAACGCCCCACACAGGAGGGATAGGGTCTGGATTATTGCACACTCCACGAGTTCTAGAGATACAAGAAGACCAGAGCAAGTTCGTGAAAAGGATGGGGGACAGGTCGGAGAACTGCACACCGAACCTGACAACTCAAATATCCATGCTTCCAACCCCAGACTCAAACATGGGGAATCGAGGAGAGATGAAAGAGTGGAAACCAACACGGAAAAGCGGACAGCACGCCCAACTGACACTCAACGACAAGATAAAAATGGTGGGAATGCTTCCAACACCAAACACAAGCGACAACAGGGACAGGGGAACAATGGAGAACCCAGCGATACAGAGGAGAATCAAACTGGGGAAACAAATTGGTCTGACTACACACATGACTGGAGTGAAAACTGGCTTGAAGTTGCAACCCGCCTTTGTCGAATGGATGATGGGATACCCAAACGGCTGGACAGAACTCCCAGACTCAAAGCTCTTGGAAATGCGATCGTCCCGCAAGTCGCAGCGGAAATTATGAAAGTGATTAAAGAAATCGACTCATGACAAAACCAAAAGCTAAGAAGAGGGTGGCACACAAACACTATTTCTCAGTAGAACATGCAGTATATTCAGACACAAAGAACCGCACACTTGTTCATCGCTGGTGTGAAGAATGTGGTAAGCACTGGTGGGGCTATGTAAAGGTTTGGAGAAGAATGCCTGAAAGAGATTTACAAGAGAGACTGGCTCATCCCTAACCAACCAAAATGAAAGAACCAAACGAAGAGAAGACAATGGAAGAAAAGATAGAAATCATAATGATGAGGAATTTGCCACTTGATTGTTCATTTGAGCACAGAGAAATGGTTGCAAAAGAGATTACTGCCTCCATCCACTCAGAAAACCAAAGACTGTTGGAGAAGATTGAGGGGGAGGTGTGTAATTTGCCTTGGTATAAAATTGCTGGAGACGGAACAACGCAGGATTTAGTGAGCAAATCAGACACCCTAGACATTATCAGTAAGTATAAGAACCTATCGGTTAAGAAATGATGTATGGATAAAATATCAGGAAACACTGTGGGGACGATGTTTTTAATCAATAACGTGCTGTGGTCTCTTGTGTGGTTGGCGCACCTATCAAATCACATCTAAAGAACAGATATGAACACTGACCGCGTAAAAAGAATAGAAGTTATAAATCACTTCGAGGACAAGGGTAGAGAGTATGTGTTTTGGAACGACAAAGCGCACATTACCCTCTCTCTACAGGATGATGGGAAGACACTAAAGATATTCATTGAAGACTATGAAAAAGTTTGAAAAACGCATTGTTATAGAAGCCATTAACGACCTCACGAAATTCCTAAAGATACACTACGGAACGTGTAAAACCTATCAAATAGGCTGTGCGGGATGTGAGGCCAAAAGAGTCATTGCGTTTCTAAAACAGACCAAGGGGGATATTGAGGAGGATTTGAAATGATATACTTCTAGGAGCCGTGCGGTAATGGGATTGCAAGCGTAGACGCGTTTTTGTCACTTGCTCTCGGTTCTACTCCGAGATACCGCACCAACACACAGGAGGAAAGCCATGAGGCTTATTCTAGGACTGCTCTTTTTTCTTACTATTACTTCTGCACACGCAGAACCACAAATCATCCAAGGCTTTGTCTGTCATGAGCAATCCTCGGCAGAAGCCATCGGAGAAGCCTACGCAAAAGGCGGAGAGGACGTTGCCCTCCAAACAGCAAACGCCCTCATGTCCGAAAGAAAGTGTGGACTTATGACCGAACCAGCAATCGGGGAAGTCAAACACATTAAGGATTACGTTCATTTGGGCATCGTAGCAAGGCTCATCGAAATCGACTTCGGAGACGTAAAGATGTACGCCATGCAAAGGACAGGCGAGATAGTAACGTGATAGAATGTATCTGACCCTCGGGAAACTGGGGGTCAATTACTTAGATAATTCACTATCTATTGCAGGTGAATTACTGAACCACATTTGCCCCAGCAGGGGCTTTTATGGTATTTTATAGGTACTGTTGGGAAA